TTATCTGTTTTAGAGGATATACAACTAGAGAAAGAGCCATCAGAATTTAGAAAAATTCAATATATTTTGGAACTAGAGGGCTTTATCTGCTCTCTAGATCCAGAGTTTAATAAGAATGGCAATCTTAGAAAAGCTGTTAACAGACTTAGGACTCAATATAATGCTTTAATTTATACTGAGATTTGTAACTGTGCCAATAAGCAATATGCAAAGCTAAAAAAGAATGGTAGTCCTTTTATGCACAAAGCATACATAAAGGATTGGGCATTATGAAAAAAGTTATTGTTAAATTTATTGGGGTTAAAAAATATCTAGTTACAGATGATGCTAGTCCTGAAAAAATTAAGAGTATGTTTAAAAAAGACTTAGAGTTATTGCCACCTGTTTGGGCTAACAACATTGAAGCAGTTATGTATGCTAAAGATGAGCCAGAGGCAGAAGAGGAATGATAATTAATATTCTTTTTTATGTAAAAAATCTTATTTTTAAATGGAATAAAACACCTAAAGAAATTAGAAATTTTGTGTGTTTTATGTGTGGAAGATCTTTTATCTTTCCTTTTTATAGTAAAGATTATGTAATCTGTAATAGTTGCTTTAAAAAATTATAATGATTGAATTATTTATAGGTTGCTCTTTATTTCTGCAAACAGTTATAACTGAGCAATCTATAGATGACTATTTTCTCTGTAATCATTTACAAGATGTTAAACAATGGTATTTTAAAACTGAACAGCATTTTGGAGATGATACTTTGTTTGCTTTAGCTGTTATGTCTTGTGAATCAGATGGCAGGGCTAATGCAACAGGCTATAACAGAGATGGAAGCTATGATCAGGGTTTGTTTCAATTTAATAACAAAACTGAAAGATGGCTAGAAAAAGATATCTATAATAAGGATTTAGATATGTATGATCCAATAACAAATATAAAAGCTGCTAGATGGCTTTCTTTTTATGATGGTTGGCATCATTGGAACAGTAGTAAACATTGTTGGGAAAGATATGTCAGATCAAGTTAATAAAAACCACAGAAGAGTATTTGTAGAGGATGAATATGAGTTATATGATGTTATAAAGGCTAGACCTTTTTGGCAAGATGTATGCACAGTTAATGGATGGGATATAGTAAAAAATGAAGAGGATTTTGCAGAAGACTTTGTATGCAAAATTAATAATGAGTTATATTTTATGGAGTTACAGGTTGTTGGTTATTGGCATAATTTTAGCAAAGATTTTATAAGCAATTTATGGATTTCTGCTAGTAAAATAAATAATCTAAAAAAAAGAGCTGCAGAAAAAAAAACAAAAGCAGGATTAATTTTTCTTAATTGTGTTCCAAATAGGTTTATTGGTGTTAATATCAATCAAATTAAAGATGAATATAGAATTGTACAAAATTCAAAAGAAAAATCATATAAAATACCTATAAAAGAAATAGATTATATATATCAAGAAGTTTTGGACAATAATTTTTGTGATTGTTTAGAAAATCATTATGAAATTATGCTTCAAGGGAATGGCAGAATACCAATGGGAAACAGAGCAGAAAACATAAGAGGAAAAAATGGAATATGCTGCAGATGATATAAATTATGGTTATTTGTCTATACTTATGCACATAAATTCAGAGAATACATTAATTGACAAGATAGAAAATATTAATCCTATTGATGGCACTATTGAGCATCCTATATTTGGTAGAAATAGAGGTGGCATTAGTTTTAGTTTATTTCTTAGAGGTTTTACTACAGTATTTGAAGCTGTTATGAATCATGGGGATAGATTTGATGTTCATGTTATTAATGAATCAGGTACTACAAGTATTATTGATGAGGATTTGGATCACTTAATTTATTTATTGCATATACTTTATATAAACAAGAAAGCAGAAGAGGATGAATTGCTACACAGGGCTTTAGATCCACACACTTACAGGAAAGTTGCAAAAAAAATGCACTATAGAAATGATCCCCCATTTTAAAAAGAATCAGAAAGTGCAATTTGTAGAAGCAGCAACAGATTTTATTGATCCACCTACACAAGAAATTTTGTGGAGATATGGTAAGATTTTATTCAAAGTTAAGTCAAAACATGGTGCTATTTCCTACTATATAGAGGAAAATAAAAAGAAAGTAAAAATTTCAAAATATTTGATTTTTCCTGTAAATTAGAACTATGGCAGACAATGGTTTTACACAGAAAGAAATGCTCCAATTAGTGCTAAATAAATTAGATGATCTAGAAGATAAACTAGAAAACAAATTGGACAAATCAGAGTTTTATAAGGTTTTAGGGATAGTAGCTACTTTTATATTAGTTATTGGCTCTATAATGATGTAATGAAAGCAACAGTAAACCTAAATCAAGTTTTACAAGGTGGTTTAGCTGCTCTTGTAGCTTGGTTGTTTCAAACAGTTAATCAATTACAGTCACAAGTTGCTGTGTATATGGTACAAATACAAAAACTAGAAGAGAATATTGTTGGTTTAGCTATGAGGGAAAGAGAACTAAACTCTGCTTTAACAGATGTTCTTATTAAGCTTGGTGGCTAATGATTGAATTTTTAGTAGTGATGTGGTTAAGTGTTAAAAAAAATAAAAGATAATCTAGGTTTAGTAGTAACAGGAATAGCTCTTATGTCCTCTGTTGGTGCAGGAATACAATCCCTTAATGCTGTTTTAACTACTCTTACAGGCATTGATGATAGGATGAATACTATTGAATATGAGTTTACAAGCCTCAAAGAGTCAACCTATGTACAAAATGATATAGCTGTTTTATATGAGAAAATACAACAATTAGAGATGGCAGCACAAAATGTGGGCAGATTTAATGAGGAAATGGCTGCATTACAAACTAATTTAATGAACTTAGAACAAAATTACTATGATTTAAAGTTTGATACAGAGCAATCTTTAAGGGATAGTGGTTTTGATTTAGATAGATATTATCTACTAGAGAAGTGGGAATATCAAGATTTAAATGATTCTTTGACTAGGGTACAAACACAGATAGAGAGTGTCAATCAAAATATTTGGCAACTTGATGATTTAAGTAAAAGAATTGCTTGGCTAGAGGCTAATAATCATGACCACTAAATGCTTAGTAATTTTTAAAGAAGATGGATCATTTACACAGATTTGCAACTGTAAGTATGGTAGTGAATACTGTAAAAATAAATAATTAACAAGTTATACTGCTTTTATGGATTATATTGATGATATGTCTTTAGCTCTACCTAATCAACAACAGGTAGGTGAATCTAATGTAGATTTTAAAAGGTTTCAATACTATTTAGGGCTTGGAGCAGGTAGAACACTTAAAAAAGTTTCCAATAATTTCAGTCTTACAGATAGAAGAATTTATCAAATCTCTAGCAAAAATCAATGGGTTGATAGAGTAAAAGCTATAAATAAGATGCTAAATGAGCAGATAGTACAGGAAGTTTATGCACAAGTTGGGGAAACTGCAAGAGATCTAGCTGAAAGCTTAAAGCCTTTAATATTTAGAATTATAAGTGAAATAAATGAAAGAGATTTAGCTTCAATGAATCCTACTGAACTTAAGGGAATATTAGATGTTTGCTACAAGATGATTAGCCAGATTTATGGCTTAGGAAGTCCACAAGTACAAGTAACACAGGTTGAATATCCACAGATTAAGTTTAAGTGGGATTGGGAGCAGGATGATGAGCCAGATTATTGAGGCAACTCCACCTGATTTGCATTCTGGACAAATAGAAGTAATACAAGCACTAGAAGAGAAAAGGTTTATTATTGCTGTTTGTGGCAGGAGGTGGGGTAAAACTACTCTTTCTTTAGTTGCTGCTGTAGATCAAGCTCTTAAAGGACTTAAAGTATGGGTAATCTTTCCTGTATATCCACAGGCTTTAGAAAGTTGGTTAAATCTTAAATCATTAGTTAGACAACTACCAGAGGAATATGCAGAAACAAGAGAAGTAGAGAAAAGAATAGTTCTCAAGAATGGTGGATCTATACAGATTAAATCAGCTAACAAGCCAGAAACTCTTAGGGGTGCAGGTGGTATCAGCTTAATTATCTTTGATGAGGTTGCTTATCAAGAGAAAGAAACTTGGGATACAGTTAGACCAATATTATCTGATAGCTTAGGTAAAGCTTTATTTATCTCTACTCCTAATGGGATGAATTGGTTTTATGAGTTGTTTGATAATGCTAAGAGGAGAAAAGATTGGGCAGTCTTTCATTATCCTACTGAGAATAGTCCTAGAATTAATAAAGATGAGTTAGCACAAGCCAAAGAGGAATTAGGCTCATTAGTGTATGCTCAAGAGTTTCTAGCAGAGTTTACAGAGGTAGGGCATATGTTTAAAAGAGAATGGTTTGCTTATTATGATGTTATTGCAGGGGATGATCCTGAATATGTATTTCAAGATGAAGTAGTCAAACATAGTGAGTTATCTATCTTTGGCACAATGGATACAGCTTTAAGTATTAAGGAAACAGCAGATTACTCAGTAATAATGGCAGTAGGATCAACTCCTAGTGGTAAACTCTTAGTATTGGATATATTCAGAGATAGACTAGAAGCTCCAGAGCTACTACCTAAAATAGAATCAATGATAAATAAATGGAACATGGCTTGGTTAGGTGTAGAGGATGCTAGTTTTGGTTTGGGTATTATCCAGATGGCTAGGAGGCAGGGTTTGCCTATTAGAAACTTAAAAGCAGATAAGTCTAAGACTGCAAGAGCAGTTCCTGCAGCAGCAGGGTGTGAAAATGGTACTATCTACTTTTTGAAAAATGCTAAATGGTTAGTAGAATTTGAAAGAGAATTAACTAGCTTTCCATCTTCTGGATCTCATGATGATCAAGTAGATGCTCTAGCTTATGCAGCTAGATTTGGTATAGTTAGAAAAACAACATGGAGTGTAACCTAATTGGGAATAGCAGACAACATTAGAGGCTTTTTTAGTCAACAGGAAGTCAATACAGAAAAGAAAACATTTAACAACTTTCCAACATCACAGGTAGTCTTTCCTTTTAACTCTGATGCAGGTTTCTTTAGTGGTGTAAATCAGATGAGTCCAGAGGGCAATTCAGCAGCATTAGCCTGTTTAAATGTTCTTGGTACTGCATTTAGTGAGCCACCACTTAAAGTATATTTAAAAACACAAGAGGGACAAGAGTATGTAGAGAATCATCCTGCTGCAGTACTACTAGAAAATCCTAATCCAAATATGACTGCTAACTTAATGAATAACTATATTGTTACTTCTGTAGCTGTGTATGGGGATGCTTTTATCTTAAAACTAAGGAATGATGCAGGTGCAGTTGTACAGCTTATCCCTTTACTACCAGAGATGGTTGAGGTTAAAGGTAATGATGAGAAGTTAATTACTAAGTATCAATATAAACAAAAAGGCAACACTTTAGACATAATGCCAGAGGATATGATACATCTTAGAGAGAGAATAGATCCTAGAAACCACAGAAGAGGATTAGCTCCACTTAGATCAGTTATGGTTGAGATTTTAGGAGATGCTGCTGCTTCTCAGATGGGTGCAGCATTAGTTAAGAATACAGGTGTGCCTAGTGTTGTTATAAGTCCAAAGAATGATTTATCAATGACAAGTGATGAGGCAGAGAATATAGCTGAGGTATTTGGTAGAAGATTTGGTGGAGAGAACAGAGGCAGACCATTAGTTATCTCTGGTGGGGAAGTAGATATTCAAACTCTTTCTTTTACTCCTAAAGATTTAGAACTAGGGAAACTTAGATATATTAATGAAGAGAGAATATCTGCTGTGTTAGGTGTTCCTGCAATCTTAGCAGGACTAGGAGCAGGACTAGAGAGAGCAACATATTCTAATGTAAAAGAATTAAGAGAGTTTTTTACTGAGCAGAAGTTAATTCCTATGTGGAATCACTTTGCTAATGAGTTCACTAAACAACTTTTATTAGAGGATTTTGAAACTAATCCTGCTTACTGCTTTAAGTATGATTTATCTGATGTCAGGGCTTTAAGTCAGGATGAGGATGCAACAATGGCAAGAATAGTGCAGGGTTACAATGCAGGGTTTATAACTGTTAATGAAGCAAGACAAGCTAATCAGCTACCTGCTTTAGACAATGGAGATTACTTTGTAAGAAATATGACTGTTGCAGAAGTTCCTGTAGATGGATCAGAAGTAACAATGTATCATGCTCCTTTAGAGTATGCAGCTGATGAAACAGTTGAGGCTAAAGGTAAGGATGCTCATGTCATAACCTCAGATGGAGAAAGAGTACATACATCATGGCTTGAAAAAGATGATGAGCCAGAGGAAAAGGCTTTAGAAACTAAGGTTGATAATGTACCAACTTACATTCAGAAAAATGCACAAAGAGGATTAGATCTACTTGAATTTGCAGGAGATGGCTTAACTGATAAAACAAAGAGAGAGGCTAGGGCTATGGCTAATGGCACTATCTCAGATAGTAAAGTAGTTAGAATGGCAGCTTGGTTTAGTAGGCATGAGGGAGATTTAGACTCTGAGGATGCTAATGCTTATCTTTCAGGAGATAGAGAGAATCCTACTAAAGGGCAAGTAGCTTGGTTGTTATGGGGTGGAGATATCTCTAAGAGCAACAAGATGAGAGCTTATAACTGGGCTAACAAAGAAGCTGAAAAGGTTAAAGAAGAGAAATCAGAGAAGTTTGATCTATATGGTTGGGAAGAGCCAACAACTAAGTTTATTGGTTTACCTACTGTAAAAGCTATGCAAACAGATGAAGAGAAAGCTGCTTATTGGAAGTCTATAGATAGCCTAAGACAAAAATGGGAAGATACTTTCCAAACTGTATATGCTAAAGAACTTAACAGACAAAGAAGAGCAATCTCTAAAGCTATTGCAGGTAGTTCATCACTAGATGCTATGGAAACAAATATAGATATAGTTATTGAAGATACTAAGTTTGATAAAGAGTTATTACCATTGTTTTATTCATTAACAGATGATTTTTCAGTTAGAACTTATGATAATCTTTTCCCTAAGAATGATGCTTTTAAGGCAGCAAGTCCTGTTGATCTTGGTGTAAGTGTTACAGAGGAAGAGGCTATAAGAACTGTATTTGATACATTAGCTGAGTTACTTCCTGCAGGTAGAACACTTAAAAAGATTGTTGATGATGGTTTTTATAGAGGACAAAGAGAAGTTCCACCTGCTGTTGGCTCAGTATTTCAAGATGGGCAATCAGCTAGTTTCTTACAAGAGAATGCAAAGTCTGTAATGAAAGATCTAAATGATACAACAAAGAAAAGAGTATCTACCATAGTTGCTAAAGCACTAAAAGAATTTGAGGATTTAGGAATAGTTAATCCTGTTGCAGGTACACCAGAGGGAGATAAGTTCTTTAATCAATTAGCTAAGAACATTAATACAGTTCTAGGTGGGCAATCACTTAACAGAGCTAAGACAATAGCAAGAACAGAGGTTGTTAAGGCTAGTTCTTGGAGTCAGCAAAGAGCTGCTAAGTCCACAGGCAAGACATTAGAAAAAGAGTGGGTGTCACAAAGAGATGGTGTTGTTAGAGAGGCTCATTTTATATTAGACAATCAAAGAGTTCCTGCTGATAGCTTTTATCTGTATAATGGAGTGAAGTTAGATTTTCCTGCAGATCCTAAAGCTCCTGCAGCTTTGACTGTGAATTGCAGGTGTACAGAAGCATATATTGAGGTAATAGATGAATGAAGAGTTAAAAAGACCAGATGACCTTTCTTTTAAGAATGCTCCTATTGAGCTAAAAGAAGATGGAGATACAAGATACATAGAGGCAGTTTTTTCATTATTTGAAACTATAGATAGTGATAATGATGTCACTAAAGCCAATGCACTTAGATCAGGCTACACAGGGAACAAAGTTCCTTTAGTGTGGAATCATGATTGGAGTAAAGTCATTGGAAGAGGCATTATAGAAACAGATAATCAAAAAGCTGTGTTTAAGGGTTATTTCCTTAATACAGAAGCAGGTAAAGAGGCTTATGAAACTGTAAAGGCTATGCAAGATATGCAGCAATTCAGTTATGGCTTTCAAGTAATGAAATCAACTAAAGGAACACACATTGATTCTAAAGGAGAGGAAGTCCCTGTAAGAGTCCTAGAGGATGTTAAAGTCTGGGAAGTTTCTCCTGTACTTGTAGGAGCACAACAAAACAGCTTTGTTCAAGCTCTTAAGTCAGGTTTACAAACTTTTGATGATGTAGACACAGAGTTTGAGGAAGTTAAACAAGAGGATGAAGAGTCAAAGTATGGTAAATGTACTTATGAAAAAGATGGCAAGTGTGCCAAAGAAAAAGATTTAAAGATTTCAAGTGCTACTGATGCAAGTATCAGTTCATCCCAACAGGGTATGAGGCTTGGAGAACATGCTGTTACTTCTCTTGAGGAGTTAAAGGCATTTACAGAGAGAATAGAGGATCTAGCTCTTCTAAGAAACTCTGAAAAAAAGACACTTAGCTCAAAATCTACAGAGCTTGTAGCTAAATATCTACAGGGTGTGAGTTCAATCTATAACAGGTTGGATGATGCTCTTGCAGGTTATGGCTATGATCCTGTTAAAGATGATGAGTTATTCCTAGAAGTTCAAAAGAACTTAATGGAAAATAATTAGAGAGGAAATATAATGGCAACATTAAAAGAATTAAGAGCAGAAAAAGCTCAAAAATCAGAAGATCTTGCTAAAGTATTTGATTCTGTGAAAGATATGTCTGAACTTTCTTCTGATCAAAAAGAAGAAATCAAGAGAAGAAATCAAGAATTAGCTGACCTTGGAGATTCAATAACTGAACTTCAAGACTTAGAGGGAATGAAATCCCAAAATTCTGAAATGATGGAAGCTGCTAAAAAAGTTTCTGGAGTTCCTGTTTATGGAGAGCCAGAAGTAGAAGCTCCAAAATCTCTTGGACAACAATTCATAGATTCTAATGCTTACAAGTCTTTTGTTGATTCTGGAATTAAGAACATACCTTTTGAGGCTAAAACAGATGTAACAACATCAGTTTGGACTAGAGATACAGTCTATCAGCAAGTAATACCTGCTATAGAGCCAAATCCTAATCCTGTTCTTGATTTAATTGACACAATCAATACAGATCAAACAACATATTATTTCTTGCAAGAAACTGCAACAAATAATGCTGCAGAAACTGCTGAGGCAGCAGCTGCACCAGAAGATGCTTTCAGCTATGCAGCTGTAACAGCACCTGTAAGGAAATTCATCACAACTCTACCTATAACAAGTGAGTTGCTTGAAGATCAAGCAGGAGCAAGAGCATATTTTGATGGAAGATTAGCTAACCATGTTATGCAAAGACTAGAACTTCAAGTAATTGGAGGAGATGGGGTTG